TAACAAGACGTTACCTGATACTACAAGATGCTTGAGTGCTTCAAACATAGCAACTCTATCGTTAGAAGTATCTATAACATTTTGTAAAGCATTTTCTATAACACGAAGACCTTTGTCTATTTCACTTTGCAAACCTTCCTGACCCTCTTTCCTAAGTTCAAGACTATCAATAGTCAATTTAAAAAATGCTTGGTCAGCAGGGAGTAAAGTCATCAAAAGTTTATTTGATAAACTGTTAACTCCTCTAGCTCCTACTGCTTGAAATGGAGTTTTAATTTTACTTCTAGTACCAGTAGTTGACTCAGGTATAAGACTAGGAATAGTAAGCTTAGAAGATTCTTTCGCTTCACGATCAAAGGTAGATCGTAGACCTACCATAGATTCATACCTACCTGCTGCTGTAGTGCCTTGTGCTGAGTATTCCATTTAGTAAAGTAAATCTCCTTGACCTGTATTTGGGTTTCTTGATATACGCAATGATCTAGTACCAGCCCTTCTACCCATTCTTGAAGACTGTCTTCTTCTACGAGAAGGTGCAGTAGACGTAGTCTGCCTACCAGAAACAGTAGTACCAGCAGAAGTTCTAGCAATAGTCCTCATCTTTGGTGCTGGCTCTGTTGGTGCAGGGGGTGGAGTTGGTGCTGGTGGGTCTACTCTCGGTGCAGGGGGTGGAGTTGGTGGTGCAGGTTGAGGTGCAGGTGGGGGAGGAGGAGGTGTTGGCCTTGGTGGAGGTGGTGGGGGTGTTGGCCTTGGCTGTGGTCTTGGTCTAGGTCTTCTTGGAGGACACATGATAATTAAATGTTAAGGTCTTCAGTTGTGTTTGATTTTTTTAGTAAAGGTATTCGCAAAGAACGTGTACCTAAACGTCTAGCTCTTGTTTGCCTTTGTCCTGTTCTCTTTCTACCTGTTTCACCTGTAGTCTGTTGTCCTGATACTGTTGCTCTTGTAGGTGCAGGTCTGCTTGGTGCAGGTCTAGTTCTATTGCTACCTACAACAACCCTTTCAGCAGTAGGCTCTGGCTTTGGCGGTGTCGGCCTTGGCTCTGGTAAAGGTGGTGGTGATGGTCTACTTCCGAAACACATAATTAGTTACCTTTTTGATTTCATAGCTTTTCTGGCAGCAGCCATCTTTTGTGCTTTTGATGGTGGCCTTGGTCCTCTTGAGACTCCTGATCTGAGTCTAGCACTTCTTTCACTTTTTTCCTTTGCTCCAAGACCTCCTCCACTTCTTGATAATTTCTCTTCAACTGCTGCAAGGTTAGGGTCAACGTAAGTTCCTTCTTTCTTTTTTCTTTGTATTCTTAATTCTTCTGTTGCTTTCTTTGTATCTTTTGGATTCTCTACACCTGTTTGATTACCTGTAACAACAGGAGGTGAATCTTCAAACTCAGGTCTTTGAGGTTGAGGGTAACTAGAACCACCGCCACCGACACACATAACTAATTCTCCAATACGTTTTCGGTTAGCATGGTTTCTTTTTGTCTTAGTTGCTGTTCGATTAGATAGTCAACAACATACCTCTGCCCTGCACGATACCACACTTCTCGATCTGATAGCGATAGGTCTGGGTGTCTGTTAGGAAACACACTATCTAAACTATTTATAAGTTCATCAGTAATTACTGGTAAAGACACAAAAATTAAAGAGCTATATCTATATTATATGTTAGTCTGTAGATAGCAAGGAGTGGTTACCTTGTTGCAACGCTAAGAAAACCTCAAGGGTGTGGTTCCTCTTGGGGTTTTCTTTATGGGAATCTATGCTATATTGTTTATTAAGTTCAAGACTTCGGTCACTATCATTAGACCTATACCCTCAGGTCTTCTCGTAAGTGCTATCAAGAACGAGGGGGTAACTAAGTAACCAGACCCTACATATCCTCTTGTTAAATCAAGATGTGAGTTTCTGATGGAACGTCAGTTGCTTATAACAAAGAAGCACTAACAACCCATGCTACTGCGTTGTTGGTGCTTTCTTTTATGGGTTCCAAAGTTTTACTTCACCTGTATTGTAATCATAATCTCCTTCTCGCAGTATTCTTGTTAGTCTTGCGTTTAAGATAGCATCAGCAATCGTGTAACCTTTTTTAGTATATGTCTCCTGTACCTTAGACCATAATGCTTCTTTGGTATCAGGTGTATTAGCTAGTGTCTTTGAAGCAGTAACCATACCCATACCTTTGATACCTAGTATTCCGTCACCAGCATCACCAGCTAAGGACATTTCAAACCAATGTCTGTCTGCTTTCTTATTGGTGATATGTTCTATAGAATCATCAGCTATAAGTTTGCATGGTAGTGTTCTCATATCTTTATCTACTGAAACTATTATCGGGTCTTTGTATCTGCCATTGGTAGCAAGCAAACCAAGTACGTCATCTCCTTCTAGGTTTTCATAAGCAACAGTTTCATATCTTTCTTTTACTTCTTTGATAACATTCTTGAGTGCTAGTGGTTTACGTTTACCTATCCTGTTGATCTTGTACTCAGGGAATATCTCATGTCGAAATGTAGGGTAAGAAGTAAAGCACATAACTATGTCATGCTTACTGTCAGCAATACTTCTATAAACATCTAGTCTGTTCTCTATCAAGTTAAGTATGTCTCGTTCATCAGAGTGAAGTGTATGCTCCCAATCATTCCATCTTGTGTCTTGTTCACAGGCACAGCAAGAATTGTAGATCAACCAATCAGCATCAATAAGTAAAGTCATAGCTAAATAAAATCCTCATATACAACAAGCCGACCTGTCTTCTGGTCGTACAATAATTTATCTACTTCTCCTGTCATACCAGTATGTCTAGACTTAAGTACCTTTAACTGTAATCGCTGTCTCTCACTAGCATCTCCTGTCTGGTTTCTTGAAGCCGAGAGTACGACATCACTTAGTTGAAGAAGAGAATGGCTACCTCTCAAGTCTGATGTATCTACCTCTCTGCCAGACTCATGTGATTGTCCTTGTGGTCTGCGTAGATGACTGACCAATACAATAGCTATACCAGTTGCTTCACTCAAACTTCTAAGCTTGGTCATTATTATATCTATTGCTTTGCGTTCGTTATCTAGTTCAAGACCAGACAAGACTATGCTTATGTGATCTAGTATGACTACCTTCACTCCATCAACAGTAGCTAAATATCTTATCTGTTCTAGTAATACATCAGGCTCAAGACTACCAAAGTGGTTGTATAAAAAAAGATTGCGTGTTGATGTGAGGTTATCAAACGCAATCCGCAGATCATCTTTAGTTATGCCATCTTCATTTAAGTGCAAAGGAATGTTCAAGTCAATACCTACTAGACCTTGAAGAGTTCTTTGTACTGATTCTTCTAACCCAATGTATCCAACCTTGAGATTTCTTTTTAAAAAGTGGTGGCATAGTTCCCTGCATATCGTGGACTTACCTGCACCACTAGCACTAGCTACTGTAAATATCTGACTAGGAAACAAACCTCTTGTGTATTCGTTCAACTTTGGAAATGGAAAGTCTGATACAGGTTTACTTGTTTCTTTGGTAAACAAATCCCAAGCGTCTGCTGCATTAATTAAAGAGTCAGGTCTTACTGGTCTAGCTTTCCATAGCCTATCTTTGACTAGCTCACCTTCTCCTAATACAAGATGATCGTTTATATCATTGCGATCTAGTCTTGCTATAGCTGCCTTACCTCTTGGCAATACCTCCATACATTTCTCTGCTGCTTTGTTACCTGCTTCATCATTATCAAAGCAGATTACAATACGACAAAAACTATCAAGCCATTTGTAATTAGCTGCAAGATACTTAGCTGCTGATTGTACCCCTGATGGTATAGACACACATGGAAATTTATTACCTTGTATCTGACTAGCACTCATGCAATCTATCTCACCTTCGCAAACAGTTAGAAAGACAGAACCATTACCGCCATGTTGTCTCCATAGGTGCTGACCCCATAGCTGTACCTTTGACATATCTCCTATCCATATAAACTTCTTATCTTGAAAGCGTACGTGCTGTGCAACATCATTACCTTTCTGATCTTTATATGTAGCTACCTGTACTGGTTGTCTTCTGTACTCTGACATACCATAACCAAATAGTTCTGAAGTCTCCTTAGTGATTCCACGTTTAGGTAAAGCAATCGGTGTTACCTTAAGTAACTGTGGGTTTGGTTTGTAAATAGGAATGATCTTACTGGTCACTTGCTTTTCTTTTTTGTTTGGGTAGTAGGTATAGCCACAGTCCATAGTGAAACAATGATGGTGTCCATCATCAAAGACTGCACAGTTTTTCTTTCCACACTCAGGGCAAACTATTTTGTTTTTGTATTGGCTCTTCATACCAATCATCAGGAATAAATTTGTCGCAGTATTGAAACCCATGTCTCTCACACCACTTGGCGTAAGAGATAGAGTTCTTGGCTTTGGATAGTTTGGTTCTGCTATTTTGAAAACAGAACCTTATATCTAAGTCGGGTCGTTTCTCCTTAATCGCAAGATGTTTGCGTCTATCTTCTTTCGAGAAGTAGCCCTTCGTTTCAACAATAAAATTGTTGAGGATAAAGTCAGGGCGATAGGTGCAAGTGATTTCATAGTCAATGCTGAGAGTTTCATAGGTAAAGATAATTTTCTTTTTGTTTAAGTTGTCAGCAAATTGACTTTCAAATTTACTCTTGTATTTAGAAGTCGGCTGCTGTTGACGCAGTACTTTTTTCTTCATAACTACTCGGTGGTGCTGCTTCAAAGTCAGATACACCTGTCCAATCAGCGTGTTTTCTAATAATGATTTGTAAGGGTTGGCATCTTATACCAACACCATTAGCACCTGCGTCATAGCCACTACACTTCATAGACATCTGGCCTTCTGTCATAGGACTAATCTTTTCATAACCCTTTTTAATTTCATCTTTCATTAAGGTTGCATCATTGTTATAAAAAGCAACAGGTGGATTAGTCCATACATCACCATTTTGTTTTACTCCACCAGCTTTCTTACTGGTCTTGATGACAAGGTATTCATCTTCTAAGTAATAAGGTAGTGCAGGTTTGCCAAACTTATTTTTAGTAAGAGTAAACTTTCTATCTGGATAGTGTTCTTTTAATGAAACCTTCCATCTTTCTAGTAGTTCTTCTAGCTGTGAGTAGATATGTTCTACTGCATCAACTTCTCTACCTTTGTCATCTTTCATCATTATGCCTTTCTTGATAAGACACTCTGCTTTATATTTCTTGACACCCTTGAACTCGTCAGGGGTTACAAGATATGAATACCTAAAGTTAGTAGGATTCGGTGTGACTATCTTAATAGTCTCTGGCTTGAGATCTTCCATGTTTGATACCTTGGTTTGGTTTCCGTTTTATTGCGTCTATAAAAGACGTTCCCTAACTATACCTTGATCTCTTGCTATGTAAATATATATGGTGCTGTCAACACATCTGTAATGTTATAGTCTCCCATATCTAGTGCTGCTGGTAACTTACTTGTATCACTTAATTGTTGTGTAGTTTGGTGGTATAAATTATCTAGATTGTTGTCACTATAAATATTAAAGAAACTTTGCTTTACACATTCGATAAACCTTTGAAGCTCACTAGCTGGACTGCCATAGCAATCATGTATGACACAAAAGTTTTTGAGTCCATGCTTGCTTGCTTCTACCAGACTCATGTGACAATGTGCAGCGTCAAGACTATGAATATAATTACTAGGAAAACCCTGTGCCTGTCTACGTTTATCCACCTTAGTAGTATCTGGTTCAGCAAGACTTAGCCTGACG